CTCAGGGGTGTTCAGGCCTGCGCGCACCCAAAGCGCACTCAATGCGCACCCTATTGGATCTGAAAAAGTTTTCGCTGGACGCTCGCTGGACGCCTTGAGAGCCTCGATTATCTGGTCCTCGGCTCCTGTCGTCCCGGGGGCCTACCCTCGGGGCCTTCGGGCGCGTAGACTGGAACCATGCCCCACCACCTGCTGGACTACCGTGTGACGACGGAGCACGACGGTCCCCGCGGCCTTGTCGCCTCGGGCTGGCTGATCGTGGAGGCGGACACCCCCGACCGGGCGCGGACGATGGTGGTTGCTTGGCTGTGCAGGATGCACCCTCGAGGGCAGGGCAACTGGCCGTTCGTGACTCCGGTGGAGGAGATCAGGACTGGCGAACCTGCGGAGCTGTCGTCCTTTGCGGCGTCACGCGGAGGTTGACATCAGATGTCAACCCTATAGGGTGACACCATGATCTACCTTCCAGACGGATCTCCCGCCTCGCCGGTTCAGCCGGTGAAGATGGAGGGGATAGTCTGTGGCATCCAGTGGCGAAGTGAGGACGGCCAGCGTGAGGGCTTTGACAAAGTCATTGCCCCCAACCCCGGCGCCGCGGTGGCGATCCTGACCAGGGCTCGAGGGCAGGGTCTGGGGCTCGCGCTGGACCTGCCCGGGCACGGCACCACGCTGTTCCCGCCCGACATGTGCGTGGAATGGGTCGTCGAGTGCCAGTACCCGGACGTTGACGGATTCCGCACGGTACTCATGGCCACGGTCTCGGACGAGCACACCGCGAAGATGATGAGGAGCCTCAATGGCGGCGGTGACCTGCCCTACGAGGTCATCGACAACTGGCCGGCGATCACCATCCCGCGGCTGTTCAAGGTCGCCTGGAGCGGCACGTCGCACCCTATCGTGCGGAATATCCTGGTCTGCTCACTGACCGTGGGGCGGGCGCAGGGGTTCGTCGCAAGGATGTTCGGGAAGATCAACCAGCCGATGTTCGTGACGGTGCACGGCCTGGGCCCTGACGGGGACAACAGCTTCGCCAGTGACGCCATGGTGTCAGCGGAGACGGCCGAGATGTTCCCTGAGACCGTCAGGCACATCAAGTTCCGGACGGTGGAGGCCGGGGAAGAGGGCGAGGACCAGGACGCCCTGGTCGGTGGCGAGGACCTCGAGGACGCCATCACGGACCTCGGCGCCCTGGCCGGTCCACTGTGGGCACACCGGGTGGTGCGGACGGTGCCGAAGGGAGCCAAGGCCTGATGGAAGCTGCCGAGTGGTCGGAACAGGACGTCAGGGACCGGACGGAGTTGGCGAGGCGTGATGCCCGGATGGCCGAGCAGGTCGCCTTGGGTCTGGCCACGGACTTTGAGAAGAAGAGGCGTTTGGCCTCCCAGCTCTGCAAGATCTGCCACTACACCATGCAGGCCCTGATGGGTGGGTCGCTGTTCACCGTGGAGGTGGCGAAGGAACGTGAGATCTGCCGCCACTGTGGCGCGGACATCGAACTGCGGCTGCCCCGGCCGCCACACCTCAGAGGAAGGACCCTCCCATGCTCGACCATCGAACCATCGTCCCCGCCCTCACCGTGATCGCCTGCATCGCCCTGGCCATTGCCGTGGTGGTGTTCGGATCTGGCTGCACCCCCGGCTCCACAGCCTCGGAGGCCTACCGGCGAATGAAGGGCCCGGCCGAGATCCAGATCGTCACTCCCTGGGGCACCAACATCGTGAAGGTCGAGGAGGGTGGCGAGATCCACTCCGGGCCCGACCACCCCGACTTCTACACCGACGAGACCGAGGAAGAGGTGGCCGATGTGCCGGTCGAGGCAGTGGAATAGGGTCGGTTGGGACGAAACATGCGACGCCTGTCGGGAGGCGTCGCATCACTGCGTCATGCTGCCTGGAGCTGAGGGCCAAGATGGTCCGCTGTACTTCTGCGCAGCCTGCCTGCGCGCCGGTCTAGAGTTGGCTGAGCGCCCAGCCCCTGGCTCACCCCATGCCGCCGCGGTTGCCGAGTCCCGGCGCCAGACTGAGCTGTCATTCAAGACCCGTGGCGAGAAGAACCAGTCATGACCCCCACCAACTACCAAACCACCTTCTCCCACCCCAACCCCACCGGCTACCAAACCCCCTTCTCCGACCCAAGCAGTGTCGCCTCTCGTGTCCATGCGCTGCTGATGCTCGCAGAGGAACCCCTCCATACTGCTGCCATTGCGTCCCAGCTCGGTGGTGCGCGCCGTTCAAAGCTCTACTACGCTGTTGCGCAGGCCCTGTCGCGCTACCGCGGTCGTGCCTTCATCCGTGTAGATGACGGTTGGATCATCCGTCCCCCTGCCCCTGCGCCCCCTTCCCGACCATGCCCGAGGGTTCGGACAGGCTAGAGCGGCCCCCTGCAAACAGGGAGCCGCCCAACGACCATGCCCTCGGGAACAGGACTAGGTGAGGCGTCCGACACGTTACACCCATTCGACGGCTGCCGTGGTCCGTCACCCACCCGTGTCGGTAGGAGGCCACACGCTCAGTGGCGTGCCGACCCATAGCGGGATCCGCAGGTCAACTATGGGCTCGCCGGCCGTTGGCTCGCAGGCCCCCATCCGAGGGCGGCGGCATAAGGCCGGAGTGCTGTTCGGCTCCGCGCCGGCGACCCACGGGGGTCCATCTCCGGGCGGTTTCGGACACGACCTTCGTTGGCGCCTTCCAGGGGTGAGCCTGGCGTAGGTGGACTGCCTGCTGCGAAGGTCTCTCAGCCGGGGCCACGCGAGGGCCCCTCCGACTTCCATGGCCCCCCGTCAGGTGCGGCGACGTTGGCTCTTGGCAATGCTGCCACGGCCGTCGCGGGCGTTACCGCCCGTCCCTGCGGGTTGGAGTGGTCGGCTATGTGGAATGGCCTGGAGGTCTTCTGGGACGCCCAGACCGAGTTCGTAGAGGATCGTGTTCCAGTGGGCCTGGTCCTCGGACTTGAGGTCGGCAGGGCGGCCACGGGACTTCTTGTAGGCGGCCCGCGCCTTGCGCTGTGCCAGCCGCTTCTGGTAGCCCCTGGTCTTGCGACCCATTCTGCCGGTGGAGGTGTGGCTCATGATTCAAGGCCCCTCACACCCAGCAACGAGCCGGATGTACGCCTGCGAGATTGGCTCGCTCGCGTAATCGCAGCATCGCGCGCAAAACGCGCAAAAACCCCGCCAACGGCTTCCGCCGAAGAACGGGGCTGGAGCATGCAACCCCCGGCCAGGGACGCCTCCCTGACCGAGGTCGGACGGAAACCCTGCCCGCGGCTTGTGGGCCGGGACAGGGCGGAGGAGAAAGAGGATGCGTGAGTATCGCATGAAAAAGGCCCCCGCACATGGTCCGCCAAGACGATACGGGGGCCTTTTGTTCTGACTGAGGTTGGCTGGCGGACCATGAGGGCACTGTACGTCCCCTTGGCTATATGTCAACCCCTCAGGGGTACATCGGAGCAGAAAAAGTTGAAAAAGTCTGGCCGGTCATCTCTTCGGTGACCGCACGATTGAACTGCAGCCCAGGATGCCGATGAGGACGAGCTGCAGGGTCAGGAGGGGCAGTCGGGTCATGGCAGGGGGTGCCTCGGTCACTGGGCCGCCTCAACCTGCTGGGCCTCTTTCCTTGCGAGGGCTTCGTCAATGTACCTCGCCGCGGCCTCTTGGAACTCTGGCAGCTCGTCCATGGCGCTGTGGCCGCGATTGAAGTGGCCGCCGTACTCGAGTTCGAGACCGGAGTGTTGTGCGACCCCCTGCCCGTGAGGTGCCTTGGCCGTCTGTGTGGCATACCAGAGGCGGGTGACGTTCCGCGGAGGTTTGACCCTCCGCCACTTCCCCGACCACCGTGTGACGTTCAGTGCGTTCAAAGGCCACCCCAGACCGTACCGATTCCTCGACACCGGGTCCGACAGAACTTGCCACACCATGATGGTCATTCCGGCCCGCATACTCAGGTGATGCGAAAGCTGCTGGCACCCCCACCCCGCACCGTAGGAGTAGCCTATCGTCACCACCAAACCGGACCCCATCTCCTCTTCCAACCAGTGCGCTAGGCTGCCCCAGTCAGCGTTCCATCTCTGCGGATTGGTCACCGTGGCGTCTTCGGTGCACTTTAGCCGTGCCTGCCGCCAGATCGTGCGCATCCCGTTCTGATGGTGAGCTTTCTGCAGGTGGCCCATGATGGGAACAATTGCGGTGGTGATCATGACTCTGGCCCCTTGTGCACATATGCGCGGAATTCTAACGATCGCGACGGTCGCGGTCAGCCTGGGCGACCCCGTCCACGGCAGCGATCAGGTCGTCTGCAACCGCCGTCGAGATGTCCCGGTACGCCCTCAGCCCTGCACGGACGGTCCCGCATCCTGACAGCGCGGCGAGTACGACACACAACAAAATCACCCTGATCATGAGAGGCTCCTTTTATAGTCTGCGTTAGAAAAAGTCGGCCCAGTGTCCATTTGATGCTGCATCTCTTGAACATCCCGATCAGGCGGGCTTCCGTGCCCTCGTCCGTGGTCCTGATTGGGTGGCTAAACAGCCCTGAAAGGTGCCCCCGCACCGGCCACTATCCGAGTTAGGGGCCCGGGTAGAGATGGGTTTGCCGGCGCGGGGGCCTGTTTGATTGTAGCGGATCCGCCGATCGCCTCCTCCACCGGCAGCGCATGGCTGCAGCAAATGATTTAGATCTGACATTCTTGGGCCCCTATGCCATGATGTTATGCATGGGCAGGGGGTATGTCAACCTCTTGAGGAGCAATCGCTGGCGGGCGTTCGCCGACGGCATCAAGAAGGAGCGTGGGTACCGGTGTGACTACTGCGGCGCGGTCGACAGGCGAGTGCAGGCGCACCATGGGTTCTACCGGCACGGCTTGAAACCGTGGGAGTACCCGAAGAGGTCGATCTGGCTGGCGTGCCCTGAGTCGTGTCACCCTAGACTGGATGCTGCGAGGATCGCCGGCGTGGAGATGCTGGGGCGCGTGCACCCGAAGGATCTGGGGGAGGTGATCACCTACATCACTCATGTGTCTTCCCGGCGTTCCCAGCCCACTGCTCAATCCAGGCATTGATCGACGCCATCTCGAGCTTGATTGATTCGATCTCTTCTCCTTGTCGCCTAGTGATCTTGGCCGCTTCGGGAAGGATCCTCTTCGACTCCATAATCTGCATGCGAGAACGCAGGTCTGCGATGTCCCCGCTGACCATCTTATGGAAGGACTTGTTCAGCTCGGCCATGGCCTCGCCGTTGGCCTTGATCTGGTTGGCGTTGTAGGCCACCTTGGTGTGTATGCCGCCCAGCATGTAGATGGCGGTGGGGCCCGCAGTGATTCCAAAAATGACAATGCTCCAGAAGATCCTCCGCAGCGACTTCAGGCCTTCGCTGTTCTGTTCGGCGATGTACTCAGCGACTTCTTGGGGCTCATTTGCAGTCATCGTGAACACCATTTCATATCCAAAACAAGTTGGTCGGTGTCATGGTCTATGTCCGAACCCAACCCTCCGAACCTCTGGCACAGGCCGGGTGGCTTTTGCTACCTGTGCCTGATCACTGTAGTCGATCGTCCTACCGTGGTCATCATCTCATACGCCGCTTCGGCCTCCTCGAGGAACGTCTGCACTTCGTCCTTGAACTTCTCCTGCGGTGTCTCCTCGGGGATCACGCCCATCTCGTCGGCGAAGTAGCTGACGGCGCCGGCCAGCGCGTCGATCCGGTCGTCGTGGTCCAGGCAGTTCTTCTCGCGGGTGATCCTGGTGAACTGCAGGATGAAGTCGTCGTCGCCGGCTACCTCCCTCGAAGTCACCAGCCGGTGGCTGGACAGGGGCGGCTCGAGCACATCGCAGATCCGCTCCTCCTTTCGCAGCAGCTTCGTGACGTGCTGGGTGATGACCTTGCACATCCACCGACCTTGGTGCCGGTCCTTGAGGTGCTTACGCTGGTCATCCACCGCCTCGGGGCCGCTGATCTGGCCACTGGGCCGGGTGGACCGACCCTGACTGACGATCCTCTGCATGCGGGCCTCGAGGAGAGGTGCGACTGCCCCGTAGCCTCCCTCGTCCTCTACCACCGCGGTAGTGGCTCCCCACATCTTCGCGATAGCGCACAGCCGGTCCAGGGTCTTGGTGCTGTACCCGCCGTCCAGGCCGCCCACTGCTTTGATCCACAGGAACCCGTTGAGCAGTGAGACGACAGCGTACCCGGTCTTGTCCTTGCCGCGTCCCGACGGGTCGATCCACATCACCGTGTCCTGGTACTGCACCCAGTCTTCGCTGATCATCGCCGGCGCCCGGAAGCAGTCGTCGCCGAAACCGTCGCAGACCAGGTCGTCGATGGTGGTGTCGGCCCTCTTCATCCCCGTGCTGCGCAGCCCCCACATCACGCGGAGGGGTGCGGTGTCCCGATCGATCGCATCCATCACGATCAGGTCTTCGCAGCGTAGGGGCGCTTCGTCGATCCCCTCGTTGTGGATCAGCAGCATCTGCTGCATGTCGAAGTCGTACTCGCCCTCTGCCTTCAGTTCCTTGATCCGCGCGTCGTCGTGCCGGTGCGGGAAGACCTTGTCGCCGGGCTTGGCCGTCCCCTCGCGCATCGCCTGCATGACCGACGGCGCCGGGTTGATCATCCGGATCCGGCCCTGGTCGTCGACCATCTGGTCGGGGTGCGGGATCAGGATCGGCCAGGTGCGGAAGACGTACTGTCGCTTCGCCAGCTTCAGGTAGAGGCTGTCGGGGTGGTGGTACGTTCCGAGGAAGATGATCTCGCGGAGGCCGAAGGAGCAGACGTGCGTGAACTCCTTCACGCGACTGGCCACCTTCAGCCGCTCCATGGGCGTGCGGGCGTTGACCTCGGTCTCGCAGTCGTCGGCCAGGATCAGGTTCGCACGGCTGCCCTCGAGCTGGCCGTTGATGCCCATGATCGTGAACGACGGTGACCGATGGCGAGGCACGCACCCGCCCACGTCGAAGTGCTTCGTGGTGTCCCGGTGCTTGATGCTCTTGTTGGGTTTGAGGTGCTTGAGGAAGGGGACGGTTTCGAACCAACCGCGGATGAGCTGCAGGGACTCGGCCGCCGCGGCGTCGGTCTTCGACACCAGCTTGATCTTCAGTTCGGGGTCGCAGTAGAACCGCCAGGCGATGTAGGCCAGGGCGAGGTACGTCTTGCCGATACCTCGAGGCGCCAGCACCCCGCGGCGGTTGCCGGTGTCCTGGCCGGCCATGAACTTGAGGATCTCGATCTCCGGCGGCCCGATGGGCGCGACCTTGTCTGACTCGATCCACTGCCACAGCAGCAGAACGAACTTGACGACGTCGCGCTTCAGCTCCTTCTTGCTGACCCGGCGTTCAGCTCGCGAGACCGAGGTGACCATTTTCCGTGTCGACTCCTTCGTTCATGGTGAGGGAGTCATCTTCGTCCTCACGGTCGTGGTCACGGCCCGCCTCTTCAGGCTTGCCGTACCTGTTCGTCAGCGCAGTGACCATCGCAGCAGAAAGGGGCGGCTTCAGCGGCTCGCCGTCTTCGCCCATCTCGCCGGCCTTCACCTTGCGCAAGTGCTCGGCCATGATGGCGTCAACGTCGCTCATCAGTTTGGAGGGGCTTGTCTCACTCATCGGACACCGTGTTCCCCAGGACCTCGAGCAGCCCGTAGATGGGCTGGGCCCTGTTCAATGGTAGGAGGCTGGTGGCGTTCCGCCACTGTGCCGGCGTGGGGATCAGGTCACCTTCCTTCGTGAGGCTGCTGAAGCTGTGGCGGAAGATCTTGAGCAGCCTGTCGCCGCTGTCGAACGAGCTGTTGCCGATCAGGCTCTCCATGTTGTGGATGCTGCTGTTGGCCAGGCCAGATGTCCGGAAGTTGAAGATCGACTCGTCGGCGCCGGCAAACCACATCATGCTGTCGGCGATGTCGGGCATCAGGTGCGTCCAGCCTGCTCGCTGGAAGGCCACCGACGCCACCCGGCTGGGCGACAGGGCGTCCTCGAGGAACTCGGCCGGGTCTTCAGCGCTGGCCGCGGAGACGTGGCTCCAGGCCATGTGGCCCAGCGCCGCAAACGTCATCGAGAAGGATAGCTCCATGCCCGCCCGCCACGCCGATTCCCGGTCGCCCCGCTTGCCGTCCATGATCATCGCCACGCGGCCGAGGAACTGCTTTTCGTAGGCCACCAGCGTGAACGCGCGGAACTGGGAGATGATCCGGCCGATGTCGGTGGTCATCCACTTGGTCATGTTGCCGATGTCGTTCTCCTGCACGACCCGGTTGCTCCACAGGGTGACGGCATCGAGCAGCATGCGGGCCGCATCGATGTCCTCCGGTGCCGACCATTCGTCCATGTTCAACGCGGTGATCTTCTTGCCGAACATGCCCTCCTGCTTCGAGGCGTGCCGATCGATCGCCGCGGCGATCTGCTTGCCCTGCGCCTCGGTCAGTCCCAACTGCGCCAGCCGTGACTTGCCGATCTTGCCGCGGTTCCACGCGATGTCGGCGAACTTCTGGATGGCCAGGGCGGCCACCATCCGCTGCTGTGCGACGTGGATGGGCGCCATCAGGGACAGGGCGCCTTGGGCGCGGGCGACCTTGCGGAAGGCCTCGTTCACCCGGGCGCCTTCCTTGTAGACGTCGGTGAGCATGGCCTCTTCGATGTCGGTGCGCGGCACGACGTTGCTGTTCTTCCACGCCACGCCTTGCACGAAGATCGTTTCGATCTCCTGCAGGAGCTGGTTGCTCATCTTCCCGTCTTTGGCCCTCGACCAGATCTGCGCGAAGGCGGGCATCTGCCGGGCAATGGCGCCGATGCCGGCCGAACCCAGCAGTGCACCGAACTCGGGCACCTGCGCGATGCCGAACTGTCCGCCCACGCGGAGGTAGTTGTACAGACGCAGGTTGGCCATGAAGTTCGACCAGTCGTTGTCGGGCCAGATGGGCTTGCCCTGCACGCTGTTCATGAGGATCGAGATCTTCTTCATGTCCCGGTTGATCGCGGTCTCTTTCATTCCCGCATCAACCATCTGCCGGCGCAGGTAGGTCTCCAGATCGATCGGCTGCGTGAACTGCACCGCACGGCCACCGCCGTGGTGGTGGCTCACCGCGCGGCCCATCTCCTGCAGGACCTCGCTCATCGCCATGGCGCCGGTCATCTGCCTCGAGTAGGTCTGCATCAACGCGCGGGCGTCGTTCTCCAGCAGGTCCTCGATGGACAGGCCGTCGTCCAGTGCCGCCTTCTCGTTCAGTGCATTGCGGTGGCGCAGCCGACTGGTCAGCGGCCGCTGCTCGTGCGCCGGGGCGACCAGGCGCATGATCTCGTCGACCTCCGCCTTGGTCATCAGCTTTTCGCCGGTGACCGAGTCGGTGGCCTCGTCCATGGCCACGCGCATGAAGTCCTTCGCCTCGCCGGCAACGATCTGGGCTCGCTCGAAGTCCGTGTACTTCTTGCTGTTGACCAGGACCGTGACGATGCCCTTGGCCCACTTCTTCGCCACCGTTTCGGTCAGGTCGTCGTGCTGGGTGATCAGTGCCTTTTCGAACAGCTCGTGCAGGCGGGTGGTGCCGCCTTCGGCCCGGGCGATCTTGTGGATCTGCGACATCCGGTAGATGCGCGGGACGTAGGTGCGGGTGGCCTCGATCAGCTCCGAACCGCGGACACCGTGGGCCTTGGCCCTCTCGATGACGTCCTCGGTGATGGTGCGCATGGCGTCGACCACGGCGCGGACGTTGGGGTCCTTCGCGTCGGTGTGATCGCGCATGGCCTTCGTGACAGTCTCGAAGAACTCACGCTGCTTCTGAATGTTGAACGACCGGCGAACGCCCTGCGCCTTGGCCCACCGCCGCCACGCCGGGTTGGCCACGGACCAGAAGGCGGCCATGTACCGGTGGTGCTCGCGTGAGCCCCAGAGACTGGCAGTGAGGCGCTGCACGCCGCGGATGGGCACGGCGTCCTGGGCGAGCACACCCATCAGGCCACGCACCGCCGGCACAACGTGGCTGGCCAACTGCCCCACCATCGAGATACGCGCGGGCCCGAACCGGCCCTGGCGGGTGAAGTCGGCCATGCCCTCGGCGTCGAAGTCGATCATCTTCTTCGCCGGTCGGGGTACCTCCTTGCGGTTCTTGATCTGCTCGCGTACCCGTTCGAACTCACGCCGGATGGCCGCGTCTTCGAGCCCTTCTGCCAGGAGCCGGTTGTACAGTTGCTTGGTGGGCTGACCGAGCCGCCGGCCGTTGTTCATCAACTGCCACGGCGCGAAGATCCGCGGTGCGTCGACACCTGGCAGTTTCAGGGCGAAGGCCCCGGCGTCCTGGCCCACCAGCTCCCCCTTCATCTGGAAGTAGGGGCTGAACTGGTCGGAGATCATCAGCTCGGTGCCACTGCCCGGCTGGTTGGGCACGCCGATGGTCAGGGGCGGGTCGACGTCGGCGTCCTGGGCCATGAGCACCAGGCCCTCGCGCTCGGCGCGGCGCTTGAGGGAGGAGATCTCGCGATGGATCTCGCCCAGCCTGTCGGTGGTGCCCTCCCGGGGGAGTCCTGAGTCGTCCAGCAACATCCGCCTCTCGGCCTCCAGCGCGTCGATCTCCATGCGGAGCGACTCCTGGATCCGGCGGAGGTTGTCCTGCAGGCCTGCCACGTTCGGGCTGATGTCGGCCAGCTCCTCGAGGGCCCGGGCGACGTCGGCGGGTGTCCCGGCCGGCGCCACCACCCGCGGCACGTCCACGCTGCCACCACGCGGCTCCGTCCTGACGGGGGCGGAGGCTGCCTCGTCCTCGAGGGCCTTGAGCCGCTCGGCCAGCTCGTCTGCGAGGTCGAGGTCGCCCCGTGCCTGAGCCAGGCCCATTTCGCGGACGAGGGTGTCGATCTCGTCCGCGACGTCCTCCAGCGTCCGCGTGGGATCCACGGCGTCCATTTCAGACGCTGCGGCCTCCTCCTGCCTCGCCTGTAGTTCTTCAGCTCGTTCCGGGCCCATTCCTACCTCGGGCTCCGCGGCCGCTGAGCGGGCGGCTGCGTCCTCTGGCAGGCGGGTCATGTTCCCGATGATCGTGTCGCCGTGACCGGCGTCGATGGCCTGGTGGACGTGGACCAGATCCTCCTCGTCCAGCCCGTAGGCCTTGGCCAGGTCGTCGGCGATGGCGTGCTGGTCAGTGCGGCTGGTGGGGTCCTTGCCCTTCAGGGCCCTGTCGATGGCCTCCTGGTTGATCGTCACCCGTCCACCGCTGGCTTCGGCCGCCCTCTGGGCTTCGAGCCCTGTGATGGAGTCCTGGAGGTTCTGCGCGGCGTCCTCGGCCTTACCGATATCCCGGGTCACCCACGCAGCGCCTGCGCCACCGAGCAGGATGCCGCCCCCGAAAGCGAACAGGATGTCGGTAGCGCCCTTGTCGGGGTTCTCTGCCGCCAGCATGGCCTCGACCACGGCGTTCTCGGTGCCGGCCAGCATGCCGCCGCGGATGATCGCGTCACGCCGCAGGGTCTTCGCCGCCGACGCAGAGATCTGCGCCACCCTCTTGGCCTTGGCCAGAGCACCGACGCCACCACCGATCAGGAACGCACCGGGATCGAAGATGGCCGCGCCCATCCGCGCGGTGAACCCACCCACGCCGGCGCCTTGGAGGGTCTGCTCGGAGTCCACGAGCTGCAGCATCTGACGCCGCAGAAGCACCAGCTCCTCCATGGAGTCGGCGCCCTCGAGGGCAGTCCAGTATTGGGACGGCACCCCCTCGACGATCTGGTTGAACTGCTCCTTCGGAAGGTTCCACAGCCCGGGGAATGAACTGTCCGGTGCGATGGACAGGCGGGCGCCGATGCGGGCGACCGTGCCGATCAGGCTCTCGACGTTGACCGCGGCGCCGATCACCCCGACGCCGCCCTGGTTGGCCTTCGCCGCGGCGACCGCGCGGTCCAGGCTTTCACGCTGCGTCTCGAAGATCAGCGGCTCGGGCGTGGTGGGGATGCGGAACGGCGCACCGGCCGGCGCATCGGCACCGACGCCGGTGTTGTCCAGGACCGACTGCGGGATGAGGGTGCTACTCGTCGGAGCCGAAGACACGGTTGAAGACCCCTGAGATGAAGCGTTCGGTGGCTTCTGAACGTGCTACGAAGGACTCCCCGACCTCCTGCGCCATCGCGAACAGGAAGAACGGGTGGTCTGCTCCGTCGCCCGGTCGCGGTCCCTTGGCCAGTTCCTCGGCGATCAGCGCCTGTCGGTAGTCGGGGAAGGCGCTGGACGCCGGCAGACTCTTCAGATCTTGGCCACCGAAGTTCGACATCATGTAGTTGCCGATCTCCTGGGCCGCGGCGCTGGTGCCCGCGAAGTGCGGTGCCGTCCACTTCGGATCCGGCACGTCACGGTCGGGGTACAGATGCAAGGCCTCGGCCTCGGCGGCTTGCCTCTCTTCATCCGTCAGCGGCTTGGCTCTGCTCACACCCGAGAGACTGAACTGGCCACGTTCAGCCTTCTTGTGAACGTGCAGTCGGCGCCGCGTCGCCTGGTCGCGGTTGAACTGCCGGTGCCCTTCGCGGTTATCTTCCACCTCGAGCATGTCCCGGCGCGCGTTGGCGATCGAGATCATGTCGCTGAGCGTGTAGTTCTGCGCGCCTTCCGGCTTACTGCGTCCGTGCACCCGCACCGACCACAGTCCGGTGGTGGTGTTGCGCGTGACGTGCAGGTCTTCGATGTTGTTGAAGATCAGCAGGTCGGGGTTCTTGCTGATCAGGTGGTTCACGATCACCTCGCCGGCGCCGTTGGCCTGCGCCTGGGTGATGCGCCCTGCGCTGCCGCCGAGGTCGACCAGTCGTCCGCCCACGTTGATCTTGTTCAGGAAGAACGTCTCCGCCGTCTTCTCCAGCGCTTCTTCGCGCGTGGCAAAGTTGAACGTGGCGTGCTTGATCAGTAGGTCATTATGGAACTGCTGAAGGTTCTCAGCGGTGGCCTTCACGCCCATATTCGTGAAGAACTTCCTGATGTCCTCGTTCGCGCCGTCGGCGCCCAGGCTCTTGACCGTAGCGATGGCGTGGCCCATCTGGCTGGCGTTGACCAGCGCCTCGGCGAAAGGCATGTTCTGATCTCTCGCCATCTGCACGGCCATGGACACCTTCTCGAGGGCGTCGGGTGACAGGTAGTCCTTCAGGGCCCCGTGCTGCAGGGCCGGCGCTGCGACGAACTCGGCGATCTGGGCCATGGACAGTTGTCCCTCGGCCGCCTGCGTCGCGGTCTCCGGCGTGAGCAGGTCCTCGGGCAGGGCAAAGAACTTCTCGAGCCGTCCGAGGTGCCCGCCGACCACGGGGTCCACCAAGCCGTTGCTCCGGGAGACCTCGAGGCGCCGGGACAACTGCTCGTGCACGGGAAGGTCCTCGAGGGTCTGCACGAACCTGTTGTAGGTCATCTCCGCCGCCTGGTGCACCCGGGCCTCTCGCGTGCCGCCGGGCAGGGCGTTCTTCACCTCGCCGGTGATGGGGTTGACGAACGTCGGATCGATGTCGTAAACGCCCTGGCCGGTGAGCTGTTCCCGGGCAGCGTCGCTCATCACGTCTGATTCGATCGCGGTGTCGCGCGCCTCTTGGATCTGTCGCACCTCTTCCTGCTGGATGAAGTGTCTGAGCCGACCGCGCATGACGGAGAGGGTTCTTCCCAGGTCCTTGTCTTCGATCTCTCCGGCTTCCGCCAGCCCCTTCACGTTCGTAAAGAAGTCTTCGACGGTCTGGCCGCCGCCTTCTTCCATGGCGAGCTGCAGCCGCGTGACCGCGCTGTTGAACCGGTCCAACCTCTCGGCGTACTCGCGGTTCTCGGCCTCCCTGAACTTGTCGAGCACCTGTCGGATCTTCAGGCTGCCCGCCGGGGCGTTTTCGAGGAACAGGTTGAGCTGCTCCTGTGCCGCGGCACGCAGGGCCGGCGTGTTGGCCTGCATCCGGTTGTTGACGGCGTGGTCGCCCAGAATGTTTGCCAGCTTCTGCTGGATCTCCGGGTCGTCCAGCTTGATCCGCAGGCCCTGCAGCAGCTTGACCTGCGCGTCCCACTCATCTTGGGTGGTGGTGTCGACCAGACCGTCGGCGGCCGAGGCGATGGTGTTTGCGTCGTCCCGCTGCATGCCCCCCAGTTGGGTAGCGTGGAAGCCTTCGACGATCCGCATCGACGCGGCCCTGAACCCCTCCTGCCAGGGCCCGCTCCGCCCGTCTTCGACGAGGGTGTCGAGGTATGCGTTGGCCTGCTCGGTGGCCGGCTTGTCCAGGTCGACGGTGATGACACCGGTCTTCAGGTCGTTGAGTACCTGGGGCGTCATCTGCCGGGCGGCCAGCTTGCCGTCGTTCCGCTCCAGCGTCTGCTGTTCGTCGAGGGCCTCATCGGCCTCCGCCTGCTTCCTCCGCTGTTCCGCCTCGTTCCTCCGCTGGATGACGCCCATCGTGTTGGCCAAGTTCCCGGCTTGGGCCAGGATGTTCAAGGCCTGGAAGGCGGGGTTGTTGGCGGTGTCCGGCACCACCGCCGGCGCAGTGGGAGTGCCCACGGGCTGCGTGAAGTTGGGATCGGGCAGGCCGGCGGTGGCGCGGCGATGGGTCGGGATGCGCGGTGCTTGGCTCATGACGTAACCATGGGGCCGAGGGACGTGTGGCTGGGCATGCCGCCACCCCCGGATCCGGTCGGATCAGCCGTCGGCGGCCCGCCGCCCATGCCCATGGCCGAGCCCATGGACGCGCCTGCCTGGGCTCCGGTCATGGCGCCACTGATCGCGGACATGGCTGGGGCCTGGGTTTGGGTCTGTAGACTGGCGATTCTGGCCTGCGTGGTGAAGAGCTGGTTGGCGCCCTGTGCGGCGGTGTTCACCGCTTGGATGACGTTGTTCATGACGGTGTCGAAGTCAATCTGGGCCAGCAGACCCATCTCAGTGCGCCCGGCCGACTGGGACCGGTTGCGGATGGCGCCCTCGATGCGCTGCTGCCGCCGGTTGGCGATCTCACGGTTGATCCTCGCCCGGTGTGCGATGTTCCTGCGGGCCTGCTGGAGCCGCTGGATCTCGATGTCCTGGGCGTCGCGGATGGCCTCGTTGTTCAGCAGGGCGCCGTAGTAGCCGAGCCCTGCACCTATCACGGCTCCGGCGCCCGTCGCAAACGCAGACATTAGGTGTCTCCTGCTCGGGACCAGTCCGCTTCGAACTCAGCGCTGACGATCGTGCACGGTCCCGGGCCAGGTGCCTCGACCCTGACCGTGACATCGGTGTTCCGCGTGTTGACGTTGATCTTCGATCTGCCGCTCTCTTCGATTCCCGCCACTCCAGGGCCGTTGAACTCTTTGGAGTAGTTCGTGCGGCTGCTCTGGTTGAACTTGGACTGCAGGGCGTAAAACCTGGTGTTGTGGTGGCGGACGCTGCAGTTGCGGAGCTGCACTCGCCCACGACTGACGGCCAATCCGCTGTCGTCCCTGATATAGGGGTGAGACAGATCTAGCTGTGGCGTGGGCATCAGCTTGCCGACGATGCAGCATCCGGCGGTGTAGTTGCCGTTGACGAAGACGAAGGTGCCGGCGTTGGCCGCGCGGAGGAATATACCCTCGTTAGCCCCGAACTCGGCGTCGGCCAGGACGACCACGTCCACCTCGGTGTCACGGTGCGGCAGGGTCCAGATCGTGATGTCGCCGCTCTGTACCCCCAGAAGGGGTACATGGCGATCGATCCGTGGGATACGGCTCCAGTAGGGCATCGCGCTCGGCCTCAGCGTGGGCTACTGCTTCAGTGTAGGGCATACGGGCGAACGCTGTCAGCCTGGAGGCCGGGTTGCAGTTGAAGATCCGCAGGCCGTGGGCCTCGAGCATGGGCCGGATCTGCTTGAACCGGGCCTGGATGAGCTTGTAGGAGTGGTTGTTCATCCGGGCGTGCGCCTCGGTGCAGGTCCGCTGCGCCGCGTAGGCGTTCTTGGGGTCCATGTGCAAGTCACAGCCCAGCAGGAAGATCCGCCGGGCTCCCATCTCGTAGAGCAGCCGCACCGCGATGAACATGACACTGGCCCCCCAGACGATGTGCGGGCTGGTGAAGTAGCGGGCCCAGTCCCAGCCGCGGCGGTGGTGGTAGGGGATGACGCTGCCGTGGGGGACGAGGTGGTCGCAGGAGGCGGGGACGAACTTGGTTGTGTCCGACTGCCAGAACAGCCCCGGCAGGCCGTGGCTCATAGGGTTGTCGATACAGAGCCAGTAGTCGGGGTGAAACCGAGCCGCCGTGTTGTTCACCCCCATGGTCTGCAGGTCCACGAGGGGCACCAGATCAAGCTCTCCCAAGCTCGGCCCCCCGCAGAGTAGGAAGACGGTGTGGTCGGCCAGTTGCGGTAGGCCGGGGATGTCCAGGGGGACCGTCGTCTTGCCGGCGCCGCGCTCGCCGCGCCACTTGCCGGCCCGGCAGCCCTCGTCCTTCCACGCGGGGATGGGGCAGCCCTGACAGTCGTTCAGGAGGCAGTTGGAGTAGAAGGTGTTCAGCGCGCCCTTGAACTGGTTGCACCTCTCACAGGTGGACAGGTTCAGGGCTGCTCGACGTGCAAGGGTTGCCGTGACACGCGGGCGGGGGCGGGGGACGGCGCGCTCGTCCCGTTCTCCGGGCTGTCGACTACTGCATCCCCGGCAAACTCCGAAGGAGGGGAAGCCGCCGGCGACGCCTTCGGTGCAGTGCCCGCCGCCTTTGAAGTCGGACGGTCGCCAGAACCGGCAGTCAGGCCTCTCCATAATCGTGGCACCATGATGGGTTCGGGTAGGTGGTTGAAGATCGACGCGGTCATCGAGGAACTGCCAAAGCACAGATTGCGGAGGAGGCCTTTGACGAAGGTCAGGTTGTCGTGGGTCATGTTGACCTGGTAGTCGTCGCAGTTGTCGTGCCCGATCTTCTTCCCGTCTTCATCCAACAGCAGCGGGTGCCAGCAGGTCCGCGGGTGGGACAGGTGGAACATGCGGGCGATCTCCAAGTCCCTGCCACTGATCTCGCCCATGTTCATGTGCGAGCCGGAGTGACCGGCGTCGTGGGCGCGGGCGACGAATCGCACGTTGTGCCCTGACAGCCAGACGACCTTCCGCACGTTGGCGCTTTCGGTGGCGCTGTAGGAGGCCATGTGCTTGGCCTGCGACCGGAGGCTGGTGCCTCCTATGAAGAAGACCTCGACTTCGGGTCCGGCCGGGTCTACGGATCTGGCAAGATCGACGTAGGCTTCTTCGTACTCCCCTCGCCTGATCTCGCAGTCGAAGAACACCGCGAACCGTTTGTAGAACTCACTGCCCGCCTTCTCCATCAGCTCCATCGTCACCATCAGGTTCAGGACGTGGCCGAGGTGAGGTGGGCCGGCGCAGTTCGGCATGAAGACGAAGGTCATATCCATTCCGGGTCCACCTGTTCAGAGTAGAGGTTGGGCTGTTCGACGATGGTGTCGATGCCGACCCTGGGCATCTTGGACGGCATGTTGCTGCAGACACCTCCCTTGAACCACACCTTCAGGCACGACAGGTGGCTGCCCCGCTGGAACCCTCGTGGCCCGCCCAGCCCGCTCCATGTGTTGTCCAGCGGCGCCAGCCAGTCGGTCAGCGCGTCGGGCGTCACCCCCCACTGCTCCCGCGGGTTCATGTCCATCAGGCAGGTGCGGTGTGACGGCACGCTCTGCCCCAGTGCGTACCGGGCGAGCTGATGACCGCAGAGCACGAACACCGGCGTCTGGTTCTCGAGGAGCTGGTCACGGATCTCTTGGTCCTGTAGGTCCCGCATCATGTGGATGTGGATCAGGGGGCAGCAGAAGCGCAGCCGCCAGTCACGACACAGGGCGTGCCATTCCTGGATGTGCCGGCCGGGCGACCATTCACCGTTGGGGTCGGTGCCCAGTGACACGTTGGTGCCGGCGCCGTAGACGTCGAAGACCGCACGCAGTTGATCTTGGTCCTTGAACTGGAACCCCAGGACGAACAGCTTCCCCTCGGTCCAGCATCGCGTGCGCAGAGGCTCCGCCCACGAAGGCTGGGCGCCTTTGATGCAGTTGACGTACACGCCGTCGTGCAGGTCTTCGATGTCGGGAGGGTCGGGGGTGCGTTCCGTCAGAGTGACGAAGTTGAGCAGTTTCATTGTCGGGCCCCTATGAGCACGACAGTATCGGCAGGGCCTGTCCCCCTGTCAAATCGACGTCCCCTATGAGGTGCGCGAGGTTGATCTTCTCTAGGATCCTGACCCCCTCCCGGGTGTCGTTGATCAACAGGAACAGTTCGTCACCGATGACGTCTATGTCGTCGATCAGTTGGGTACTGTCGATGGACAGCGGCCCCCAGGCGATCTGGACTCGGTCGTCGCTCTGGATGAACTGCGTGTAGGCCCAGATGGCGGAGCTGTTCGCGGGCAGGACGAAGATCATTCCACCATCTGGGTAGACCGCCAGTCCCTTGATGTCCGCCGGAAGTGATTGGAGGATGTGCTTGCTGACGTTGTCCGCGCGGCTGGAGACACTACTCTCACTGAACCGGTAGCTGAACAGGGCCGACCGATCACCCATGGGCACGGTGAAGAAGGCGTGGTCGTGCATGCGCACGGGGCGCACGTTCGGGGTGGTGCCGTACTCGGTCGCCGGTGAATACTGTGGTGTCTCGGTGGCACTAATCTGTCCGCTGATCTGGAACTGCCGGCCGGCAAGCGTGAAGACCATCAGGCTGTCGCGGTAGGGCACCATGAAGTCGGTAAGCGTGACCTGGCTGGTCGAGAGCACCACGTCCACCGGGTCGGACTCCACCACGTTGTTGGCATCGCCGTTGAAGAAGTTGAACAGGTCGCCAGACTGCGAGAAGGACACCGTCTCGCCAGCGGAGACAGCCAAGCGGTTCTGATAGAAGGCAATGTCCGACAGCGTCTGTTGCTTCGGCGTTCCGTTGCTATGGACCATGATGCCCGGCGGTGGGTTGGTGGTTGCGTTTCCGCTGAGGCGGTCCTTCCAATCGATCAGGTCCAGTTCGAAGATCAGCGTCGGGTTGCGCTGCGTGCGCGTCAGCTTCACCGGCATGGTCGTGGCGTCGAGCCGGGCGTTGGTCTCGCTGGGCGCTGACACCTTTATCCATCGATCGGCGATGGCCTCTTTATCGCTGGTGGGCGACCCTGTTCCGGCGCTGGCCGTGCCCATGCTGAAGTTGAACACACCGTTGGCGCCGGTGCTGCGGTCTCCATGTCCACCGGTGTGCGGCGAGTGGATGCCGATGACCGTGGTGTTCGAGCCGCGGAAGGGCGACACGATGGCCGGCCCGCTGACGCTGTCGTCCCAGTAGACGATGGCCTCCTCGAGTCCGCTGTTGCTGCGAAGGGATGTCTGGAATCGCTCCATCACGTCGTCGATGTCGATGGCCGCGGTGGTGTTGAAGTTGGCGGTGGCCTCCCCGCTGACTGTGTAGGCGCTGGCGTCCACGTTGCCGACCTGATCGCCGCCGCTGTAGTCGCTTCTGACGTCGCCAGTGGTGTAGTAGCGCGTGTCGGCGCTGCTGGTTCCCTGCGTGAGCAGGATAGTGTTGTTATCCACCCGGTTGCTGATCGGGTAGTAGCCCTCTGGAAGTCCGTCGGTGATGTAGATCTCGTCTCCCGACTGGAAGGTGTAGTTGGTGAACGCACCGGCGAGGGTAAGGGCCCTATTGCCGTCGGCGTGCCCCACTGCATCGAACGTGGCGTTGCTGATCGACACGCTGGCATTGCGCTTGAACCGAACGCGGAACCCCTGCGGGTTCTTCCCTGAGTCGTCCCATGCGTTGGTGGGTTGCTGCCACTGGCCGATGACACTGCCCCGGTCCCACCTGGCCCATCCGTTGGACGCGCCGTCCACGACGTATTGGTGGAAGCCGGCGATGTTCGGGCCGTCGTCTACGGTGGTCTCGAAGTATTGGTCGGGCATCGGCACCCTCGATGCCATCTTCGTGTAGGTGTCGAAGACGCGGGTGACGGCGTAAGACTCTGTCAGGTCCTCAAGCGTCGCCTTGGCCAAGGTGTTGAGGATGACGGTGGTGTCTCCCACGGATGCGGCCCTCATCTCGTTGGCCGATGGGTTGCCCGACGCCAAGTAGTTCGTCGCGTCGGTGGTGGCGTTGATGATCGCTTGGTTGCCGTTCGTGGCGTCGTACACGCGGATGTCGCCGCGGCCCAGGACGACCAGGTACTTCTCGTCGCCGTCTCGGTGGATAGGGTGTGTGCGAACGTCGTAGGCCTCGGTGGGGTTGTCCGGGGCCTGCGGCATTGCAGCCGCTGTCGGGGCTGCGCAAATTGGGGAGCCAGCGATCATGTGTTCAGAACAATCCATTCAGACCCGGTGCAGATGATCTTGACGTAGTCGTAGGTCGCCGCTGCCATAGCTAGTGTGGCGGAACCATTGATGGTCTCGGATCCATTGCCGTCGAGGGTGACAACAGAGCTGCCGCTGACGATCACAAACTCCAGCTCCACCCCCTCGAGGCCAGACACCGCCGGAAGCGTGATGGTATAGACACCGCCGGCGGTGAGGAAGTAGGTGGTGCTGACCGACGCTGCGGTGATGGCGCCGTTGGCGGTCTGGGTGTTCTTCCGTGCTAGGGCGACGTCTCTAGCTGTGAGGACGTTCATCACGGTTTTTATGCCGCTGCTGAAGTTGACCAGCGAGTTACTGTTGCTGCTGGCGATGACGGTTACGCGAGAGAGGGTGTCCTGCACAGCGTCGGTTATAACGCCTTCGCCGATCTCCCACTCGTTCTTTACCTGGTGGTGGATGAAGTAAGACACCGTCTTGCCGGTGGCGATGCCAGAGGCGATGAACCCTTGGCGGTGGATCGGGATGGTGTCATCCAGCGTGATAGTGCCCGTGCCGACCGTGGTGCTGGTCTGCTGGACGACCTCGCCGAAGTGCAGTTCAGTGGACATGTCTGCTCCTAATCGAACATGGAGACCGTGACCGCGGCGTCACCGGTCCCGTCTGCGACGACGCGGCTGGCCTCGATCTGCACGATGTCGTTGTAGTCTGTGTTGTCGACCAGTGCGGCGCCGTCGAACTTCGTGGCGGCGCCCACGCCGATGTTGTACCCGTGCAAGAACATCGGGACGTTTGCGAGCACTTGGTGCAGGAAGAAGTTGGGCGTGCCGGCGTCGTCCTTCAACTCCACCCAGATGTCCTTCGTGGAGGTGATGATGGCCAAGGTAAACGTGTCCTTCCCTCCGTCGCCGGTGGCCCAGAGCACGTCCTTTCCGAAGGCGTCGGGGATGGTGTGAACGGCAATGTGCGGTTCGACGGTGTTCAGGGAGATGGCCAGTGGGTTGAGCACTTCACCCTGACCGCGGTAGGAGGTGTTGAGGATCTCCCAGAAGTGGTGAAGGTTTAGTGTGCCCATCAGGTTCCTCGCTTCCGGATGAAGATGATCGTCTGGTGGTAGGCGCTGTTGGCGAAGTACGACTCGCCGATCGGGCTCCATCCCTCCTTGATCTTCTCCTGGACTTCATCCACCAAGCTAGATGCGCTGGCGTTGTCCAGGATGTCGTAGTTCATGATGTCCCGCGGGTCAGTTTCCATCACGACGCTCTCACGTTCGACATCGTCAGTATATGCCCCCCGGCGGCACCGAAGGCTTCCGGGTCACTGAAACTTGCTCCGCTGTTCGGATTGGCGCCCGTCGCGCTGATTGACATCCCGTACAGGTTCGGTGTCACCGGGTCGGCGGTGGCCGGCACGAACAGGACCGACACCACCCAGTAGCGCTGCCGGGTGTCCAGTCCGAGGAAAACGTAGGGCGTGAGGGTGCTGATCACCGACCCGGTGCCCGACCACTGGCATTTGTTGGTGAGCTGGTTGACCGTGGTGGTCACACCGGTGTGACTGATCGCCTTGCCGTCGGGGTCCGTACCGGTCAGGTTGTAGATGACGGCGTAGCTCGAGGCGTGATCCGCGGACACGCAGGCGATGGGCGCCGTGCCCAGTGCTCCCACCGGGTCGGCGCTGTTGGGGGTCGAGCCCAGCGGGGACGCGGCGTCGGGCATGTCCAGCACGCGAGACACCAGTTGCGTCCCCGGTCGAACCGTGGCGCCGATGGCGGCGTCGAACATGAAGTTGACGCTGGAGGCTACCTGGCTGGCGTGGCGAAGATGCGCGGGCTGATCGCTGATCCCCCCACTCAGGATCGGGAGCTTGATCGATAGCTTTCTTGCCTTGCCCATGCAGCCACTCTACCGCCTTTGATCGCCGCCCTGGTTCGGGATAGCGCCCAGGATGGGGTTTATAGCACCGAACGGCTGCACCTCGTTATGCGTCTGTATGGGGTTGCGTTGCATCTGCGCCTCGAGGAGCTGGATCTCCTGGAAGAGCATGGCCTCACGCTGCGGGTCGTCGTTCTTCCACCGCTGGAACTCGAGCCGTCCGTAGGCGGTGAGTCGCTCCTTCAGTGTCGGACTGATCTCCGCGAACAGCGTCTGGGTCAGGCCGTGGCTCCGCGTGACATCGAGCGTGACCAGGTCGTCGTTTTCCATCCGCTCGGTGAGGCGACCTTGGTCGACCAGGACGTCGGCGCTGCCGAGCTGCAGGTTGCGGTAGGAGTCCCGGCCCGCGGAACGCACGCGGAGGATGTCCGAGGAAAGGGTAACCTTCAGGTCACCGACCTTCCTCGCGGCGATGCGGGTGTTGTCGGAAACGGCTGGGGCGTGGTTGAGCGTGATGCTGTTGGCGTTCGTCCTGCCGGCGACGACGTAGTAGCCCTCCTTGATCAGGGAGTCACCGGTGTCGCTGTAGATGTAGATCTCATCGGCAGCGTTGTGGGCGTAGTCGGCGAACGCGGCGGTCTTCGTGAGTGTGCGCGTGGAGGCGGTGTAGGTTCCGTCGGTGAAGGCCACCGACACACTGGTGGCACTGGCGGCACCGCCGGCGCCGTCGGGCTGGTACTGCTTGCCGAAGTCGGTGTACTCGGGGTACCCGACGATCTGCAGTTTGTGCACGAGGCGCAGCAGGATGGCCCAGGCGTCCCACGCATCACTTCCGTCGTTGGTGGTGGGTACCGAGCTGACCGGTCCTTCACCGATCGCGCGGAGCATGTCGTTGACGCAGTCAAGTAGGCTCGGTCCAAGATTGGCCATGACTCAGTTCCAAGAGGCGGTGCGGTGCATCGTGGTGCGCCCACGAATCGCCCGGGCGCCCTGTGTCTCGAGCATGTTGGCCCGGGGAGTGTTGGTGTTCTCGGCGGTGACCTTCGCCTGCGCCCAGTTCTCCATGATGGCGTTGCGGATGGTGGCGTTGGTCTGTCGGTTCTTCACCTTGCTGCTTCGGACGTTTGCCCAGTAGCTCTTCGCCGCATCCCAAGTGATGTACTCCTGCATGGCCGGAGTCAGGCTGTCGAAGGACAGGCCGATGATGCGGGTGACCCTGATCTTTCCGTCGAACACGCTCTCCCACGGTGAGCCGTCGGTGATCGACACGTCTCGGTGGTACAGCTTGTCGCCTCGCAGTTCGATCGACAGGATGCTTTCCGAGGAGTAGGTGCTGGTGGCCCGCACATCCAATATTTTTGTGCCGTTGGGCAGACCGACCAGCAGTTCGGCCATGCCGATCTCTCCGCTGGTGGCGTGAGGCTCGAGGGTGACCTGGTCCTCTCTGGTGGTGGGCAAGCCCTTCATAGCCAGCCGGCGCTGGGCCTCGTCGAGGTATCTCGAGGCGAGCTGGTCGCCACTGGCGTCGCCGTTGGACGAACGGGTGGGCGCCTCGCCGGTGGCCTGTCGCAATGTCATGAGAGACTCGATGCGGGTCATATCTCTTGATGGTACTCCCTGTGACGTAGCGGGGCCCATATGTCGTTCTGAACGCGGACGAAGTCGTCATCGTCCAAGGCCCTCGACCAGACCAGGACAGGTCCGAGCAGCCCGTCGCAACCGCGTGAGCCTGTCGCCCCGCGGAACGCGCCGAATCCGTGGACGGAGTTGTTGCCGTTATTGCCGGGCGACGCCGTGGCCGCAGAGCTGCGCTTCTCGCGAAGGACACCGTTGGTCCAGAACTCAGGCTTGTGGTCGCTGGACCATCGCCCCCCGACCGATCGCCACTTGCCCGACGTCGACCCTGTCGCGTTGCCGCCAGAGCTGGTGTAGTTTGAGTTCATGCGGAAGAACATGCCGTGCCGATTGCCTTCCGCGGTGTTGTTGTTCCCGTTGAGATTGAACCCGCCATCCCCGCCGCCATCGACGTCGTGTACCCTCCCGTAGATGGAGTTGTCGTTTCCGGTGACGTCGTTGGGCTTCTGCAGTCCGACCACCGTGCAGAACTTGAAGTTCAGGACGTACTGCCCGGACTGCACGTCGTCGTAGGCCGCGCCCGGTGCGCCCCACTGCGCGCAGTCCACCAGGGACCCGTCGCCAACTGCTTTGCCGGCGGACAGATCCAGGCAGGCGCCGTAGGGCTCGTCCCTGACCCAGTTGCCCACGGCCAGGCCATTGATGAAGTAGGCGTGCCTCTTGTGCGGCCCGAAGTCACGGATGATCGTGCCGCCGGGGGCCAGCGGTGGGTACCAAGCAAACTCCAAGCCTTTCCAGAGCTGTGGGTACAGCGCCAGCGTCTCGTTCTCAGCAACGATGTCACCTTGGCTTATGTTGTCGGACTTCATGGCAATA